CCAGTAATCGAATACTTTTTCAGCTGGGCTCCAATCATGCAGGTGTAGCATTCCATAATAATAAATCCTTGAGACCCAAAGCTTTCAAATCATTTTAATCTAAATTTTCGAGAATTGATCAAGATGACAACTGCAAATCATGCTTTTGACAAGGATGTTCTAGATGCCTTTAAGGACGTTCCAGACAATATCTCTTTAGGAGCATTACCAGAAGAAGAATTCACTAATGCTAAATTTGATGACTTAAAATGCTATACGATGACTGCTCTAGTAGCTAACCAGATTACTTACAATGTTGTTAAGCTATTCAAGTCAATAAGAGAGAAAGACCCTCACGTATCAACACCATACTTGCTTTTAGCATTGGGAACCCATCTTCAGTCAATGAATGATACCAATAAAACACCAATATTAAGGCCATACCTGTCAACCATCAATGCTGAGGAATTACCTGCATCAGTAAAAACAGCAGTCTATAAGACATGGACTAAGACAGAAGGAGGCACCACTACAGATGTGGTCATGACAGAGATAGCCAAAAAGACAAAGATAGCTGAGATGATATTCAAGGATGGAGCCGCCAAGGCAGAGACCATCTCTGTAGGTGCATCAGAGAACTTCGCATGCTTTGTAGCTGCCTTCCTTCTTAGAGCTCTAACCAAAGCCCCCGACAACATTATCAATGCATGGGATGCAATGAAGACCCGCTTCAAAGCCTTTTATCAAGAGGATGCACCAGCTCTAAATCCTCCCACTAAAGAATGGCTGGAGTCTCTCAAAGCTTTTCTGAGTGCAGACCCGTTGATAGGCTGGACCTGGATAAAAGTGATAGCTAAAGCTGAAGATTCTCTCGGGGTGATGACGCCGGATATGGGGCTAGTAAGATATCTCGCTACACTACCACTGTCTTACTCCGGCCTTCACGCCTACAAGCTTTTCTTAGAAATCAAACGAGTTTCTCATTTAGGGAACAGCTGGCTGCTAAAAGAGATGGTAAGTCCGATGACTTTCCCTGCCTTAAAGGAAATAGCTCATCTGATTAAGAACTTCGAGCCCTTGACTGATGACAAGAAATCTGCGAGGTTCAAATATGCTCGACTCGCCAATGCAGCATTTTTCCAGGCTCTACAAACCAAAAATTGTCCTGAGCTCGTCTATCTGGAGGTGGTACTTCTCAATAAGTATGTTAGCCAGGGACAGACTCATCAAGACCCGAGTAAGATAGTTGGTCTTGGCAGAGTCCCAGATGATATGAGGGAGAGACTTGCCAATGCTGCAAAGACCATACACACTATAGCTCCTGCAAGGAATAGCGGAATGTATTCCAAAACCATGGCAGATGTCTTTCTTCACAATAAAGCAGTGGAAAGGCCAGTAGCTGCAGGACGAGGGATCGGCACTAGACTGGCGGCAAATGAAGTATTTAGCTGAAGAGAAAAGGAAGTTAAGTAAACTATGTATCGGTATACCTATATTCTATTGTATTTATAAAAAACCTGAGACCCAAATCAAGTAAATTTTGTTCAAATCAACCAATATGTCTACTTCAAACCTGAGTTTAGGTGCTATTTTTACTGATCTGCCTGAAAACACAGTAGAGGCGAGAGATTTTGAGCTGGAGCATGATGAACTATACGAGCATGGGAATGGATCTTCAGAACCGATCATTGCAGCTTCAATTTTCGATGGCCCCGCTGAGAGAGAAGAGGAAGTCCCAGAGATGATGGAGAGGCCCCAAGATCTTGTGATGACATCAGTTGATGATGTTATAAAGGTCTTAATCAAAGAGATGGAATCTCTAGGCATCAGGTATCGGAAAGAATGGTCAACTGTGATTCAAAGCCAATTCCACAAAAATGATTTCGAGATGAGACAATCTCATATTCAGATGTTCATCCTAGGAGTCCTCAGTGAGAGAAACTTGAACATAGAAAAAGAGATAAAGGATACATCTCATAATCTGGCCGAGGAGGTCAATCGTTTATCTGGAATAACCAAAGGGCTTGGGGAAATAAAGATGCAGATCCATATGGAGTTTGACAACAAGATGAAGATGATGGATCAAAAAATGAGAGATATTGAGAAAATACTAGCTAGTGCAGATGATACTCACTCTGTCTCATCAAAGTCTTCCTATCCTCACGATTGGAATAGCCTAACCAAGCCAGTTGGAACTTCATCATCAACACCCAAGGCAGCTAGGGACTACAAGGCCTTGTTACTCAAACTAGGCTTCCAAGAGGCTCATATTAAACATCCAACAATGAAGAAGTATCAAGATCAAGTTGTAACCCCTGATATGTATGACATAGTTATGGGAGCTGATGCCATGTCCGATGATCTAAGAGAGGAATTCAACCAACAAATACTACAGGGTATTAAGGCTAGACAGATGGCTGAGACATCATCGATTGTGCGTACGTCAAAACCTTCCTCATCAGCTCCGGTTAATAAGTATGATATGGAGGTTTGATAATATGGAGAGGTGTAAGAGTAGCTCTATGTATCTTTATTGCTTTCTCGGTTAAATTCTAATGTAGACTTTCCTTTCGTATGTATTTTAGAAAAACTGAGACCATAATCTTAGTCAAATTATCAAATATCACTAGCTCTCTAATTTCACAACTCAAAACGTTTGCAAATTATGTCAACCAACACTCAGTCATACGATAAATCAGCAAAGAAAGGTGTTCAAAACAAAATACTCATCAAAAATGATCTGATCTCTGCTGATCTAATTATGGCTGCAAAAAGCGACATCTTTTCATGTTTGATTCATCCGATGGAGTACACATCGCTGGTTAGTGTAACATTCACTTATCTCCCGATAATCACGGAAGAATCTCATGGAACAATCTCAATAGTGAGCGAGGACAATCGGTATGAAGGAGGGAAAAAGAAACATACTTTCCATTTCCCTACTAATAAGCCGATCAAGATAGCTGCAGTAGGATTTGGACAGAGTCGCACTGAAGACGGATGTCCTATCAAGATCACAATATCCAAAGCGATACTGGGGTTAACCCTTGACACTGTAGTAGGAGAATTAGGAATAATCCCACAGTTCCGATGCTCAGAGAAGATTCCTGGAGAAATATCTCCTTATCTTTATTGCCTGAAAACTAGGAAAAAGTTATCCCCCATAAATGGAAGTTCTCTCCTAGGGCATGTCGGCGCAATAGCACTCCTGGAGGAGAAGGTCAAGTAAGCCATCAAAAAGATACTTGACAACCTAATGTATGTTTCTATATTTTCCGCAGAATCTATAACATGTGCCACCCATTACTATTATGATAAGTTCGTACTTAAATAAAACTGAGACCATAATAGAACAAATATTGACGGTATTTTCAAGATGTCATTGAGATATTTATGCATTCAGTGGGATGCAAGCATTTCTCAGATCTGCCCGACGGAGTACTCTGATATTGGGATCCCAGAAAAAGTACTAGAAGGAATCATCAAAAAGGCAAATTTAGTAGGAGGACATGCTAGAGTAGCAAAAATCCTCTCATGGGTCATAGACATCGGGCTGGACAAAGGGTGTTTAAAAATAGACAGAGATGAAGTAAGTAGTCTTCACTTTCCAACTGCTTATATGTACCATTTTATCCCAAATCCTTTTATGGTAATCAAGTACATCGGATCGGACTTCAAGCTGGTTGATTTCTCATGTGAAGGATCAGCTGTCAGGACTAATAATCAGGTCCCCCTCATAACCACCTCTGTTAAGATTCGAAGGTGCCAGATGATAGAGATTGACGAAGGCATGGCCAATGCAGCATGTATGGAGAATCCTGGGTTTATCATACATACCATCTATCATGAGGAACAAGCAGTAGTACCTGTTATCCCTTAGGGGGTTTGCTCTCTGTTTAGTGATGATACTGTCTCTGGGTTGCGTTATGGGCCATTGAGTCTATCAGGAAAGTAGACTATTTGCTATTTTAATATTTAAATAAAACTGAGAACAACAATAGACATAAATGGCTGTAATAACATCCATTCTCTTCGCTTTCTACTTGATCAATAAAGCTATTAGCTTTTCTTTGTATTCGTGTGATAGTACTAGGGCAGAGCCAACCATCACTCAATGTCTGCAAACCTGCGGCAACATGACAGAAGGAAAGCAGGTATCTGTCAATTTATACAATCAAGTAGTGTCTACAAATTTTACAGTGTATTCATGCCAGAGAGTGACTGAAACACAAGAATTCACCGAGACATGGACTTTCTCCAGGATTATTTCATTGAAGTCAACAACTGTAGAAGCCGGATTAGAGTCTGAATGCCGTAAAGCTGTCAAGGACAATTGCAAGAGTCATCCATGTCACTCCCATGGGCCGAACATCATAGCTGACTTTCGTTATGCCCAAACAGTAACTAAAAGTGCATCATACTTGAGGATACAATCCTTGAACATATCTGGCTTTAAGTCAAGTAAAGATTACAAAGGGAGTATCCTTTTAGAAGGCAAGAAAGTAGACATCAGTGCCGGGACAGCAATCAAAGGGAGCACTCGATACATCTGGGAAGATGCTAATGTTGGAGATTCTTGCATCTGGGAGGCACCACTGGCATCCTTGTTGTGCTATGAACATGAAGAGTATGCTGTATGTCCTAAGATGGGACTTTATTTGAGTCAAATTCGAACTATTCAGACGTTGTGCAAACATCAGATGTTCATGGACAAGACTGGCATTGTATTCTCCGTTGGTAACAACCCACCTAATGACTATTACCCTGCTGTAATACAGACTTTAGAGATTGGGTTAAGGACTGCGATAGAGGCTACCAGATATGCCTTTATGATCAGGGACCAACATAAATGTCAGCAAGATTGTCTAAACATAGGGAAGGTGGCTGTAATGGTCGGATCAAAATATTATGTCAAGCAAGAGCAACAATGGCTGGAGTGTATGATTGTACCTAACTGTACCATAACAAAGAGCACATACATCTGTGATGAAGGGGAGATCATATCAACTACTTGCAGTGGAGCATTTGTAAGAGCATCCCTTAAGTCCCCATTCCAGCTGTCAACTCCTCATTGTTCATCAAACCAATCCAAAGGATATAACAGAGACGAAGTTATGGCATTTCTGACGAAGTATCATTCATCGCACAATGAGTTTAACATTCTCAGATCTGAAGAAATAAAAGAAGTTCAATTGTATGGTGATGAGACAACTTTATCTGGCAAGGCATATAAGGATAATGGTACAGAGTCAACCTCAACATCGATATCATGGGTAAGTTCTGTGGTAAGTTCAGTGAAGAAGATAAAAGACTGGATCACTGAGATATCACACAATATGAAAGTAATTGCTCTGTGTATCTTACTTGCTGTTATAATCTTCGCAGTTGTGTCTATCACTATAAAAGTTGAGAGAAGGAGGCATGGAAGTCCCATTAAGGTCATCTATACTCCAATAGTCAAGGATATCGGACATGAAGAGACTATAATCAAGTAAGTATGGACTGCATACATCTAATAAATATTACCCATAAAGGAAGGTCTATATAAGACTATTATGACTACAGTCTTCATATTATAAATCGAAGAACAAGAGTCTTATCTATACATAAAGAAAACGAGACCAATATGGATGACATTTCGAAAAGACCACTATTACCAGGAACCACATGGGAATTGGTTGTCTTATTGGTAATATCTCATGGCATGATACTAGTATCTTGGACTCTGTGGCGATTCAAATATTGGATAATCCGAAAGTTTATATCAATGTCTGAACGAGAGCCACTCCATGTCTACCATCACAAGTAGAAGATATGAGTGTTAAGAAAATCACCAAATCTATTATCTGTAAATAAATAAAACTGAGACCTGTATTGTCAAATATAGAGTTTTTAATCAGGATTTCGTTTCTTGTGTTACAAATCAGAAATGGCAGGACTTCATTATGATCTATTTGATGAAGAAGAGAAAAAGCATGCTAGAGGGTTAGGTGATTTTCATCTTCGTTGTGCTCTAACAGATCTGAATGTGGATGATCTCTTATCCAAAAAAGGGAGATGGAGAGAAATCAGCAGCTATCAAAAGATATATAGAGGAATAGGAAAGGTTATGGCAGGGTCCGCTGGTTGGTTATGCGCTAGATTGTGTATAGATGTGAGCTTCAACACCCCAGAGGAAGTGCCCCATTTGAAAAAGGTAAATAAGCTCCTCAAGATAGAGTTTAAAGGACTCGGGGACTTGGTATGTGAGGGTGATCCTTTCAGCTGTTTACTCGATGTCTTAAGAGAATCCGAGGAAGTGAAGTCTAAGACATATAAGACTAAAATCCAGCTTCAGAAGGCACTTATGGTGTCCAATGCTATGACCTCAGATCGGTCTTATGCTGAGTTCGGATTGGAATTGCATCCTGTGCACAATACACCGTTCATCCAGATTGGAAGCCTCACCCTGATCTTGTTCGGAGAACTTTTTGTCGGGAGATGGAATCAACAGGACAAGGTATACAGAATTGATGTACTAAGAATGGTTACAGACAAGATAACAGAAAGAGACAACGTATTGCTTGCGTCCTTCTTTGGGAGATTCATTTTTCCAGAAGTTTATCCAGATCCAGATCTCTTGACTAAGATATTTGATATCTTTGACAGATGGTTATTAGAGAAGGGAAATAGTGGCTATAAACTTCTAAAATCTTATGAAGCCATCATGACAGGGATCATAATAAGTAGAAATCGAACTAGATATTATGAGCCCAGAAAATTTCTTATTGATACAATTGCCGGACACTCATTGGAGGAGAGAATAGTTGCTTGTCGTCTGGTTGAATTGATAGAAAATCAACCTCTCTCTCTCCATCACCTAACTCAAATCACCGGACTATTCAGGCTATGGGGTCATCCCGAGGTAGATACCAGAAAGGGCGTGGAGAAAGTTAGACTGATCGGAAAAAAGGAAAAGTTCATATCCGAGTATACCAGCATCCAAACAGGATGGAAATTAAAAGAGATATGGTATCTTCAGTATTTCAACTTGAACAGACGATATCCTAACTTCAAAATCTTGGACGAGAAAAATTGGCTCGCAATATGCTTGACCAACGGGACCTATCTGAACATAAAAGACCCTCAATATCATCCTAGTGACTGGGACTCAATTGAAACGCTGGAAACTTTCGTCATTCCTAAGACCTTCAACCTATCTATGATTGTTGCTGATACAGCAATAAGCCCGACAAGAGAAGAGATAAGAGAATCAGGACAAGCTGGGAACCCTCCAATGGACCCGAGTGTAAGAAGAGGAGTACTTAAATGGATGAAGGATGGACTGATTGATTGTAAAGCCTTACTAGAAGGAATAAATAGACACCCTTACGGATTACCTAAGGGACATAGGGTGATTGGATTATACCCAAAGGAAAGAGAGATGAATCCGATTGCTAGAATGTTTGCTCTAATGACATTGATGATGAGATCTTATGTCGTTATAACAGAAAATATGTTATCTGAGAATGTCGTACCTCTAATACCAGGAATTACTATGACGTATAGTCTTCTCGACTTGGCCAAGGAAATGATTAGAATAACAACATCTCAGAGGAAGCAAGGGTTGACATCGAGAACATTTTGTATCAACATGGATTTTGAAAAGTGGAACTTGAATATGAGGAAGGAAGGAACATTCCATGTATTTCAGGAGCTCGGAAGAATGTTTGGATTACCAAACCTCTACAACAGAACATACGACATATTCAAGAAGTCCTTAATCTACCTGGCAGATGGGACTTTCACTCCCACACTAGATGAAGACCTCAATCCAATAGCAGGGGACGAAAATGAGAGATATGAAGGGCACATCGGCGGATTCGAAGGGCTCAGACAAAAGGGGTGGACAATATTTACTGTGGTGTTAATAGCTCATGTATGTGATAGTTTGGGGGTTCAGTACAAACTTATGGGACAAGGGGACAATCAAGTTTTAATGGTGACAATCCATTCTAAACAAGCAAGAATCTACGGAATCGACAGCGACGGGAGTATAAATGAGATAAAATCCAAGCTGGAAACTCTGATATTTAAGCTGAGAGAAACATTTGACAAAGTTGGCCTCCCTTTGAAGCCACTTGAGACATGGGTTTCAGATAGTTTCTTCTCTTATGGGAAGATGCCGATTTACGCAGGGTTGCCATTATGCAGCTCTCTGAAGAGGATCTCCAGAATTTTCTTCTTCTCTAATGAAGACCTGATGACCACAGATAATGCGTTAGGAGCAATAACAGCAAATGCACAATCAGCAGTTATGGTTGATATTCACCCGATCATACCCTACTTCATTGCAAAATGGCAGCATATCCAATGTTTGTCAATATTCTCAAAATATCATCCTTTGATTGGATCTTCCCCACATGACTTTACTACTGATAAGATATGGTTCTCTCTCAGATTCAAGAACAAAGAAATTATGAAAGCAACTGAAGAGCGAACCTTGGAAAGGACTACTTTGATTCTTGGATTAGCGTCTATTCCAAAGACATTGGGTGGATTAAACATTGTCTGTTATTTTGATATGATATTGAGAGGTTTTTCAGATCCGGTGAGTAAGGATTATCAATTTCTAACAATAATGAGAAACAACTCAAAAGGAGCATTAAGATTCCTATTTGAAAATTGGGCAAACATCTATCTGAGCCCCGAAGTGGATTATCTTCATCTTCTCCAAGATCCAACCTCACTCAACATATTATGTCCTCCAAATGCTTCAACTATAGTGAAAAGGATGATACACAAGACAATTGAGGGGCTTGAGACAACATCCGAATTTTCAGCATGGTTCAAAGAGTTGATGAGTATCAGTTCAGAGAAGAAGGTGGAGCCTTTGGTTGAAAAGTTGACGGAAGGGCCTGAGATCAATGTCAGATTGTGCCACGACATACTTGGAGCTACCTTATACGGATATGCAGACTCTATTGCATCAAAGGTAGACAAAACGGTCACATTGTCTAGGATTACATTAGGGAAGCAAGATGTTGTTGGTTCGCTGATTCGAGGCGAACAAAAGATCTGGGACTATCTCATCTGGAGAAGCCACGTGAGAAGAGGGAGAGGATCATTGAATGTGTGTCCATCAGAATACATCAGGAAGATTAGGAATGAAGGATGGAGAAAGCCTGTGATAGGAGTCTCAACTCCTTATCCCTTTCACTTCATGACCTCGGATAGCAGAGAAACAGATAGACCTGACTCATATATAGAGGTTGTAGTGGGAGATGATGTAGTCGGTCATCCTGAGCGAATGACAATGACAAGTGGATCTTCTCTCCCATATCTCGGGAGTGTAACCAGAGAGAAACTACAGAGCACTGCAGCAAAGGCAGCTTATGGGACGGAGCCCTTAATAACCAGACCGATCAGGTTACTCAGAGCGATCGGATGGTTCATAGATGAAGATTCGAATTGGGCCTCTTCTCTCTCAGAGTTATTAACTGCAGTGACTGACCTTGACCCAGAAGACATCATCTCTATACCTGATCATGTGAAAGGATCTATGATGCATCGATATGTGGATATGGCTCTAAAGCATGGATCATTGTGGATGCCTTCGTATGGACCTCCTTCACACTTGTCTATCTCAACTAATCTTTTCTCTGAATATGCAAAGGGATCCAAGAATGTAACAGTCCATTTTCAAGCTCTGCTCGGGTTAATTCAATTCTCAGCGGTAAACCAAAACTTTTCTAAATATCCAAAAAAGCTCTTGCATTATTTCCGAGGGTGCAAACAATGTATCATGCCGGTTGAAGAACCTACTTACGACTTAAGTAGAAGTCTGACAAGTGAGGAGATTCCAAGCAGACCAGCAAATCCATATCTATATGTGAAGAAGGAAGACATTGCGCTGTTACATCGACAAGAGCTAGACAACTACATATCGATACCGCAGGTGACAGGAGCTTGGTTGTCACAGGTCCCAAACTTGTCAAGGAGGTTTCTAACAGAAGTGTTAGCTGCCAAGGCTGCCGCTGCCATCTTATCCACTTCATCCAAGGGAGATATTGTATTTGATGTATCCGGATTGAGTAGAACGATGTACCTAAAGGTAGACATATATGAACTATATTTGACTACGGCTAAGATGTTATGGATCGGAGCGTCAACAGGGAAAAGAATCGAACAAGAACGGATCTACCCTTCATGGCAGTACATGAAAACATCTTTGATGAGAAGGGTGTGGGATGCATCTATATCTTCATTTGCAGTGTTGTCTGGAGTTTACCTATGGGAAGAAAATCTTGCCTACATGAGGAGAATGGAATGGTCGTCTATGCCAGATACATTCCCAGTGAGTCCTACATCATTAGGAAGAGCTGCCAAAAATACATTGATCAAAGTAATAAGGCAATGCAAATCTCTACAACTGAGCTCATCAATGATCGTATCTCCTTTGATAAAAGTAGACCCAGGCCTTTTGTTGAAAAACCATCTGATGTTCGTAAGGGGGAAACTCAGGGCCAAATGCAGCAATTGTGTGTCAGCAGGATTATCTGCTATGTTCCGAGCAGACTATACGTGGGGAGACCTGCATCGTGTAAAATGCAGTGAGCATCACACAGTGTTTACTGAAAAAGGATGGAGGCTTCTTAAGAAGGTCAATCTGGATATAGAATCATTAGCAGATTTGGTGCCGTCAGCTCCTCGATACTTAGATACTGTTGATCCTGACACTCCGGAATTCACAATTGACTTCCCTGATGATTGTGGCAACATCCTGTTCCACTCTGGAATGATTAGAGGCTATTCTTATAACAAATCTGTGATGCCAGGGGAGGAGTTCTTTGCTCGGCCTAGCTCTCCGATTGATCTATCCATGCAGTTCTCTCTACCGACAAAATCATTATATCGAGTATATGAGGTTCTAGGAAGTGCTCAAATAATGAATGACATGGGATGTGTACTAGTGATGGGAGATGGGTTTGGATATTCATCCATGATAACAAAAGCAATGTTGCCTGATGCTAAAGTATTTAGCTGGACATTGATAGACATACCGTCCAGTGTTCAACACTGTTTGAGAATTTCTAAACCTCCTACTCATTATGCCTTGGACATGAAGATAGACATATCACTAACTCTGGAAGAAGTGTCGGATGTCGGGAACCCTCTGTTTGAAGAAGCCTTCTCACGATCTATGAAGACCCATAACATAGATGCAATCATCTCAGAGATAGAATACAAATATTCGAATCAGAAAAATATGACTTATCAATTAATTGAGATGATGTGGAAAGCTAGAATAAAGTTTGCTATAATCAAATATGAAATAAATACATTCTCAGAAATCAAAGACGCAATTGAAATCATATGGAGACATTATCGAAATTGGAAGGTCATAGAAGTTCCGGTCTCAGGTCTTCATACAGGAGAAGTGTGGTTGATGATACACTCACCAAGAGAGGAAATGGGAGAATGGAAATACTTATCTCAGGATTCGGTAAATGATCTTTATAAAGAACTAAGGATATCTCACGAGAGCATGACAAGATGGTCCAATTCTTGGAACAAAGTGCTAAACGCAGAACTTGAGAAAACAGGATTAGTGCCTTACATTGACGGGGTGTTAGATAGTTGGTTTCAAGAGGCGAACATGATCGGATGGAACAGTCTGGATATGACCAAGATCTTTTATGGAATAAAAACGGGGAGGCGACCTGAGAAAGTCCTAGACATGTCCGGAAACCCTATCTATTATATGCACTTTGGCATGGAAAACATCCTATTCATAAGACTATACGTGATTGCTTTCTCTTTACTTGATGAAGAAGAGGCCATAGCAGATGAGCTGTCAGAAGGACAAAACTGGGATATGACATGGGAAAGAGAAGGAATATCAGGAGGACCGAGAGGAGTCTATCAATGGGCACCAGCTCTTTACAAGAGAAACAAACCTTCTTTAATGTGGTCCGCCCCGAATAGGGATGTTATTAAAAGGTATTTGCCAGTTGTGAGAGCCAGATTTGACAGACTTAAAAGTGAGAAGAAAGAGAGAAAGGAGAAGAGATCAATAATGAATAGGGTAGAGAGATTCATAAGGTTTGGATATGCAAGGGGAAACAACAAACCTTTACATTTTCCCGTGACAAGAATTGCTTCGTACTTAGTGCCTTCTAGTTGATGAATCCAAAGCGAGACTCTAAAAAATTAAGTAATTAATAAAAACTATCAATGAAAAAGAATTGTAAATATAAAAAACAAAGTAGAGAGTACTATAATTCTGAAATTTGAATTGAGGAATAAAGCCTATAGAGCCGGGTTGCCTAGTCAATGAGCGATCTATAGCAAGAGTTCAAGATTTCACATGGGGAAGATTCTAGGAGTGCAAAAAGCGACCTTAACCAAGTCTAGAAATAACAAAGGAGACAGCTTTCTTCTGCATCAATTCCAGAAAGGGAAATCTACAGGAATTATAATATTATCTACGTTACATCTGACTGAGCCAGCTAATCAACACATTGTTG